AATATCTTTGTAAGGCAAATGACTACTACCATTCCATTTCATCAATCTTTTGTAATCCTTTAATTTCGATACATCATCTTTATCTACAGCATAAATAACAACAGTAGAATCACCATCAAATTGTTCAATCACATCAGTTGCATGAAATGGTGTATTTGATTTCTGAATGTGTTTTACATTATGACGACGCATTATTGCAAACTTCTCGTCATAAGTTAGTGGTTTTTCTATCGGGTCTGTAATATCGTTTGTAACAATTATTACATTATCTTTATCAAACTTACGGCAAATTCTTTCATATTCTTCACGATGATAAATTGCCATAGGTTGAAATTTACCAGGATATAAAACAACAATATCCTTGTCCACTAATTCGTTTTCATTGAATATGGCAAGATTCATTTCTTTTATCAATTTAAGAACTTTATTGGTCATTCTGTGTTCCAGGTTTAATAGGCCAAACTACACTATAAGGATCCGAATTTAAGGTTATGTCTCGTAGCGCCTGACGATATATTTGCCATTCTTCTCTTTCTTCTGGTGTAAAAGGACTATCAAGAACTTGTGTCCAATCACTTTCACTCAATTCTATATTTCTACGAGACCGAACATTTCCCCACGCATTTATTATTTCACCATTCCATTCATCTTCTGATTTTTTTCTTATAGTTTGATACTCAACAACTTCATTTTCTTCGATAGAAAAATAAGAACCATCTACAACATCATATACATCTTTTTGTGCTTCAACAAATCTATATGGAAACCAACCATATTGTTTTAATGTTTCTGAATCAAATAGGTTGAAGTTTGAAACATTCGCCCAAGAAACAGGTAATGGTCTATTGCTTTCTATCACCACACCATTTTCAACATAAGCATATCTCATTAGAAATTCCGTTGTTAATTAAAATACTATATCAATAAATATGTTTATCCAATCGAATCCCACAATTTCTTCCAATCAATATATGGATCAAGTTGTCTTTCATAACCCATGTGTAATGCAAGTGATGGGATTGGTGTAAACATTTTTACTTCCCAACGCCAAATATGATTTATAGTAGTTCCTTCTTGTATCTGATTTTCTTCACCCCATTCTGTCATGTATTCCGTTGCACAGGTGTAAAATCTACTCCAAAACTTACGGACAATTTCTGGATTACACATGAAAGTAAACGTTGAATACTTGTTCGTTCTCCAATGACGATTCATTCCCAATACAATTCTTGTATCATCTATAAAAAGTGGCAAGTAATTATCTGGATCATCGTATGGATGAATTGCAACTTCCATTCCAAGATTTTGTTTGAATGATTGATATGCCTCAACCATTTCAACTATTGCAGTTGGGTAGTGTAAATAATCATCTTCAACAAAATAAACTAAATCAGCATTTGATTGACGACCTCTATCAAATTGAGCATATCCAGATGCATTCCAACCACGCAATTCAAGTGCATTAAATTCGTATGTATGTTTAGATGTTTTGAAAATTTCATGTAAAGCATCTATCATCTTTTGTGAAGAATGGTCATCATACCAAACAAAATGTATTTTACCGTCATAATGTTCTGCCGATTGAACTAATGACTTTACACATTTAATCACCAATGTAATTTTATCAACACCACAATATCTTGGAGTTGGGTTCGGATGAATGTCTATCAAACTATGTGTTCGTAGAACTATATCTATACTTAATTTTTCTTTACTAACCATGTCTGTTCAGCTCCTTGATATGCTTCAGCACGAATTGAAATTATTTCATCTTCTTTTTTGAAAAACTCTTTTACTGCCATATTGATTGGTGGCCATACATAATCATCACCACAAATATAACCACCTTTTTTAACTTTGGGAAACCAATGTCTAATGTCATCACGAACATTTATGTAATCGTGAGCACCATCTATAAAAACAAAATCCAAACTTTCATCTTCATATAATTTAGATGCTTCAACGGAAGGCAGTCTGATTGGATTTATTACAGACTTTACGGGTTCAATGTTCTTGATAAATTCATTGTAAAGACCGTTTGGTGTTTCCAAAAGAGGTTCATATGACGGATTGCCTTTATCAAGATGTTCTTCGGAACCTTCCCATGTGTCTACACAATCAAAACGAATTTTTTTGTTGCTATTGAGTATTTCTACACCCATGTAAGTTGAACTCTTTCCTTTCCAACTACCGATTTCAACAAAATGATATTGGTCAGTATCGTTACATGATAAAACCATTTGTGTAAATAGTTTCTCTTGAACAAACCAACCGTGAATTTTATAGTAATAATGGGGTATCATATTTTCTTTTGCCATATTGTTAATTTATTATCAAATCTATTTGGGTATTGGTGTGAAGATACCAAAGAAAATTTCTTTGATATTTCATCGTGAACATTTATACCATCATTATCCCATATAACCATTTGTTTTTGGTCTAAACCAACCGGTATAAACCGTTCATGTTCGTTCATAAAGATAAGTTTACCGTCTGATTTAAGAATGTTATGTATAAAATCTATATCTTCTATCGGATGTTCACTGTGTTGTAAAACAAAAAGACAAACAACAAGGTCAAACTTATTGTGATAGTCTTGTTTATTTTCCAAATTCTTATTGTAAACCGTTGGATTAAACTTTTTACTATCAACATATTCCGTTGCAAACATCAACATCGGTTCACTAATATCAAATCCTGTTATCTTACAACCAAATCTTTCTATTAGGGCATGACTAACTCTACCAACACCACATCCAAAGTCAGCAACTTCACAATCATACCAACAAATTTCTTCCTTTTCAGCGATTTGAACTGTTGCTGCAGTTTCTTTTTGATATTTTCTTGGATTATTAGTGTTTGGTGACAAACAAATGTCTTTTGCATGAGAAATATCTTTTGGATAGAATGCTTCTTTAAGATAACTCATATACATTATCCCTTATTGTTGTTTTCCACAAGTTTTGTTAATTCTTCACGGATATTTTGGAATGTATCATCCCACTCACCATACTTTGTCTGTCTGAATAGACGAACTGAATCGTACCATTTTGATTTTTCACCAGGAACAGCCCATGTATAGTATGGCATAATAGGTGTGGCTACCCATGTTGGTACTCCCATGGCACCTGCAAGGTGAGCAACTGATGTACATGATGTAATAATCAAGTCACAACCTGCAATAATGTTTGCAGTATCATCCCAAGTCTTCATTTGTTCACGCAAATCACCAAACGGAAGACCATCAACACAGTTTTCATCTCTTTGTAGTGAATAGAACGATGTATTTGGAATATCGGATAAACCAATCATCAATTCTGGTGGAAATCTACGGTGTTGTTCGTCTTCAAAGTCTGGTGAACCGCTCCAACGAATACCGACTTTGAATGATCCGGGCTTTGAAAACAATCTTCTTGGATTTGTTGGAAAAATGAATGGTGAACCATCCAATTCATCATATTCCATATCCAAAAGGAATGGAGCAGACATTGCAGGAACCCAATAATCATAGTGTGCACCCATCACAATTTCATTATCAACACAAATGAAACCATGACGAGAGAACATTTCTTTCAGTTCAGGGGCACATGACACCAAAACCCTTGCACCCATTTCTTCAAATCTCTTAGCAAAACGAAAGTTAAGTATTTGATCACCATAACCACCCTCACATCTGAAAAGAAGTGTTTTGCCTTCGAGTGGTTCATCTTTCCAAATACGACCTTGTAGTGCCGGAAGTCCAAACACATCAATAAATCTTCCATAATTGAAATGTTCAAATGCTTTCTTCATGTTCCCATGACGCATTTCGTGCCATCCCAAATTAAAAAGAACACGATAATCATTCTGTGGTTGTCCACGAAGAATTTCTTCACTAACTTCCGGCTTACCATTTATGGCATTTTGTAATGCCACATCTAACGGATGCATTTTTTTAATGTCCATAACACATAACCTTTTAATTTCTTTCAAAAATATAACAAATATACGAATAATTTACATAATAAGCAAATTTTATTTTAATTAGTATTGTTTAGTACCAATAAAATGAGATTGTAAAACATAATCAACCCATGTTGTTTCGTTTCCGATTTGAACAGGTGATGATCTATTTATGATAGTTCCATCTGCTAGAATACCAGCAGTATTAAAACCCCAACCCCAAAGCGTACCATTCGATTTCTGTGCGAAGACTGTATCTTGTGAATGACCAGTTCTAACACTAACCCAATCTGTATCTGCTCCTAGTTGAACCGGACTTGAACGATTTACAGTAGCAGCAGTTGTATCAAAACCATGTGCGTATATTCCGGTGGTTAGTGCATATCCATTGTTTAATAATAATACGGAGTTTTGAGAACCCAAACTAGCAGACACCCAATTTGAAAGAGTACCAACTTGAACTGGACTTGAACGACTTATATTATCACCCAAACCGAGTTCTGCATTAGAATTTAGTCCCCATGCCCAAAGTGTTCCATCAGAACGAATGGCCATTGAAGTACCGTCTCCAACAGCAGCAGATACCCAATCATTTCTGGTTCCAACTTGAACTGGACTTGAACGATTTGAGGTTGAGAGGAAACCTAATTGTCCATATGTATTATTACCCCATGCCCATAGAGTTCCATCAGAACGAATTGCCATGTTATGTGCTTGTTGGAAACCACCTTTATCGGCAATACTTCTCCAAGTTCTGGTTCCAATTTGAATAGGTGAAGACAAATTTGTTGTTTGGTTATTACCCAACATACCATCTGTATTCGATCCCCATCCCCAAATAGTACCATCAGTTTTAAGTGCATGGCTACTAAAATATCCAGCTGCAACACTTGACCAATTAGTTAATGTTCCGATTTGAACTGGACTGGAACGACCTGTTATAGTACCATCACCAAGTACCCCACTTCCGTTAAAACCCCAACTCCAAAGAGTTCCATCGGTTTTAACAGCAAGTGAATATAGATAACCACCATCTACTTGTGCCCAATTTGAAAGAGTTCCAAGTTGAACTGGACTACTTCTATTTACACTATTGTATGCAAAATCCGTTGAGTTCATTCCAGTTGTATAAGCATCACCATTATTTTGTAATATAACAGAATAATTAGTTCCTAAACTTGCAGATGCCCAAGTTGATATAGTACCAATTTGAACTGGTGAAGATCTACTCACATTGGGTGAATCGCCAATTCCTAATTGATAATTTGGGGCATTTGTGCCCCATGTCCAAACTGTACCATCGGATCTAACGGCCATTGAACCACCAGAATTTACAGTAGCAGATACCCAATCATTTCGTGTTCCAACTTGAACTGGACTTGAACGATGTGAAGTTGAACCTAAATTCAAACCCAATTGACCATCGTTATTTCTTCCCCAAGCCCATAGAGTTCCATCTGTTCTTATTGCCAATGTGTGATACGATTCATTTGCACTTGTCTCAGCAACACTTGACCAGGTGTTTAATGTACCAACTTGTACCGGACTACTACGATTCGTAGTATCTCCAAAATTTCCTAATCCCAATTCACCAAAGAGATTTCTTCCCCAAGCCCAAAGAGTTCCATCGGAACGAATGGCATAACTATGGGGTGTTGCTGCATATACTTTTGACCAAGTGTTTAATGTACCAACTTGTACTGGTGAAGATCGAGTAACCACATCACCAAGTCCTAATTGTCCTTGTCCTTGTGTACCCCATGCCCATAAAGTTCCATCTGTCCTTATTGCAAGTGAGTGTCCAGCTGCTGAGACATAAGACCATGTTCTAGTTCCAATTTGAACTGGACTTGAACGGTTTACCATAAAATTAGTATCAAATCCGGCTGGAGAAAATTGACCTGCTCCTACTCCAGTTGTATATGCATATCCGGTGTTTTCAAGTAAAATGGAATGACCATCACTTAAACTTCCAGAAATCCAATTAGTTGCTGTTCCTATTTGAACTGGACTTGAACGATTTACTATATCACCAAGTCCTAAGTCACCATTAGTATTTCTACCCCATGCCCACATAGTACCATCGGTTCTGTTTGCAAATGCAGTATAATTTCCCAATGAAACACTTCTCCAATCAGCTCTCGTTCCAACTTGAACTGGACTGGAACGATTTGCAGTTGTAGCCAAATTCAATCCAAGCTGACCAAATTGGTTTGATCCCCATGACCACAAAGTTCCATCAGAACGGATTGCCATGGAATTTATATCGCCAACTGCAACATATGCCCAATTAGTTTCAGTTCCAATTTGAACCGGACTTGAACGATTTGTTGCAAATGTAATTTGTCCTAATTCACCTGTTGTATTTTGTCCCCAACCCCAAAGAGTTCCATCGGAACGAATTGCAAGGACGTGATTTGCATTATTTCCAGTTGTATCTGCAATTTGAGACCATGTTCTCGTACCAACCTGAATTGGGGATGAACGACTCAATCCATTAGATTCATTCGTTCCTAATCCACCGAAAAAATTATTACCCCATGTCCATAATGTACCATCTGTTTTAATTGAAGCTGCAGCAGATCCAACATATATTTGTGACCAATTATTTAGAGTTCCAACTTGAACCGGACTTGACCTGGCGTTAGTATCATTCAAACCTAATATGCCAGAAGATGCTGCACCCCAACCCCACAAAGTACCATCGGTTTTAATTGCTATTGTTGTGTATGATGTACTATCATGTTTAGACCAATTTGTTTCAGTACCCAACCTAACAGGAGATAATCTTGCAACATTATCATTAAATCCTAATTGACCAAAACTGTTTTGACCCCAACTCCACATAGTTCCATCAGTACCTATTGCCGTGGAATAATTATATCCAGCTTTTACAGAAGTCCAAGTTTGAGTTGAGTCTACATAATTTGGATTACTACGACTTAATGCCAATCCAAGTTCTGCACTTGTATTAACACCCCAACCCCACAGTGTGTTATCGTTACGAATTGCAAGTCTATGTGCCTGACCAGTTGAATAACTATTCCAAGTTCTTGTTCCAATTCTAACTGGACTAGTACGTGAAATTGTATCATTAAGTCCAAGATTACCGTTTGAATTCGCACCGACTCCCCATAAAGTTCCATCTGTACTTCTCAAAATTGCCTCAGCTCCTCCCGCTTCTACATTTGTCCATACGTTTGATCCGGATATGTATTGTGGATCGGGTTGAAGTAAACCTAATTGAGCACCTGAATTGTCACCCCAAATCCACAATCTACCACTACGAACAGCAATAGTATGAAATCCACCATTGGAGAAATCACTCCATGTTTCCGTACCGATTTGAACCGGACTGGAACGATTAACAGTATCATTCAAACCAAGATTTCCATAGAATGAATTTCCACCCCAACCCCACAAAGTACCATCGGTACTTCTAGCAATTACAGATTGATAGCCGGCTTTTACTGAATTAAAAAGTGGAGGTCTTACTACATAATTTGGCAAACTACGATTTCGTAATAAACCTAATTGACCACTACTATTTATTCCCCACGACCAAAGTGTTCCATTATTACGGACAGCAACACTCATATTTTCACTAGCTGCAATATCCACCCATGTGTTTAATGTTCCAATTTGACCCGGATTTTGTCTGTTTATGGTATTCCCAAGACCAAGTTGCCCACCACTATTAAATCCCCATGACCAAATAGTTCCGTTTGTTTTTAGTGCAACTGTATGGTTTACTGCTGCAGAAACTTTTGACCAATTAGTTTCAGTACCTATTTGTACTGGACTTGATCTAAGTGTAGACGTACCATCGCCCAGTTGAGATTGTGAGTTTATACCCCAACCCCACATAGTACCATTGTTTTGAATTGCCATTGTATAACTTCTACCGGCAGATAATTTTAACCAAGTATTTCGTGTACCAACTTGAACTGGACTTGAACGGTTTATTGGTGTGAAAAATGCATTTAATGCGTCACCCAATCCAAGTTGACCTGATTGATTAGATCCCCAAGACCAAAGTGTTCCATCAGAACGCAAAGCAACAACGTGTTGTTGTCCAGCAGAAGCAGATGCCCATGTTGTAAGTGTTCCAATCTGAACTGGAGATTCTTGAGCAGAAGTATCTACAAAAACAGTATTACCAGTTAATCCAAAATCGGCTTTACCCCAATGCCAAATGCTACCACTCTCACTTATTCCAATCGTAAAACCAGATCCAGCTGCAACAGTATTCCATTTTACATTTGATGTTACTTGAACAGGTGAATTTTTTTCTAACGATATTCCAGATTGTGCTCTAAAAAAAGTACCACCCATCAATGCATATAAAGAATTATCAGTTTTGAAAGCAAAGAATGATGGATTATCCGTTTTTGGTCCATGGAATCTTGCCCAATTAGTTTCGGTTCCAACTTGAACTGGACTGGAACGGTTTACGGTATCATTCAAACCCAACTCACCATTGTTATTTTGACCCCATGACCAAAGGGTTCCATCATTCCTTATTGCAAAAGACGAGTGTATACCAACCGAAGAACCATTGTTTGCAATATCATTCCACAATCTAGTTCCAACTTGAACCGGTGATGAAGTGGATGTCTGATTCCCAATACCGAGTTGTCCGTTTGAGTTAGATCCCCAAGTCCATAGAGTTCCATCTGATCTAATAGCCATTGTGTGAGAATTTCCGTCATATACTTTTGTCCATGTTCTTGTCCCAACTTGAACTGGACTTGAACGTGTTATTAAATCACCCAATCCTAATTGTCCATTAGTGTTTACACCCCATGCCCAAAGTGTATCATCTGTTTTTATTCCAAATGTTGAATTTGTTCCAACCCTCAAACTTTTCCAAGGATTTGTTTGACTTAAAATAGCTGGATTTCTTCTAACTCCACCCCAACCGTTAATAATGGTATGTGTTATATTGAATGTAGTTCCAGCACCAGCTGTGTATAAATCATTATTCCAAGCAGTTCGTATTCCAGCCGTGTGATACAGACTAGCATATACATTATACCAATCCGTATCATTACCAATTTGAACAGGACTTGTATATGTAGTAGTATTGGCCAATCCCAACTGTGAAGATGCGTTTATACCCCAACCCCATAGGGTTCCATCATTGCGAATTGCCATTGTATAACTTTCACCGTTATCAATATGAGTCCACAGTCTTGTTCCAATTTGAACTGGAGATGAACGAAATGTTCCAGTTCCGTCTCCAAGCTGACCAGACGCATTAACACCCCACATCCAAAGTGTTCCATCAGATTTAATACCGCCGAATCTTCCATCGTTTATCTTTCCTACGGAAAATTTGGTCCAAACATCAGATGTTACTCGAACAGGTAAACCTATTCCTGCGCTTGCAGGAATATCTTGAACGAATCCATTCGTATTAAAACCCCAAGCCCAAAGTGTACCATCTGTTTTCAATGCAGATGATATATTATTTCCCATTGCATCTACTTTTGCCCAATTAGTTTCGGTTCCTATTTGAACAGGTGAAGATTGTGAACCGGAAGCCCATAGTGCAGCTTCAATGTTATTGCCAGGTGCCGTGTAAAGCTCTCCGGTGGTAGTAATTGCACCAACGTATTGAGAACCGCCTACAAATGCAGTAGACCAATCCGTTCTTGTTCCAATTTGAACTGGTGATGAAAGTGGACTATTGAAACGGTAAATACCATTTGCAAAAGAGACTGCACCCCAAGCCCAAAGTGTTCCGTCATTTCTCTTTGCTACAACTGGCACATTTGTACCCGTTTCGGTATTTGTATAAACATCTGACCAATCTGTTCTTGTTCCTATTTGAACTGGAGAAGAACGATTTATACCATCACCAATGCCATGAGTTGGACTATTACCCCAACCCCAAAGAGTACCATTAGTTTTTTTAGCTATAATTGCACCAGTACCGGCAATGTAAACACTTGACCAATCAGTTAATGTTCCAACTTGAACTGGACTGGAAATACTTGTGGTATTACCCAATCCCAAAACACCACCTACGTTAGATCCCCAAGTCCATAGAGTTCCATCTGATCTAATAGCAGCAGAATGTATATTGCCAGCGGAAACATAAGACCACAATCTGGTTCCAATTTGAACTGGACTGGAACGACTTATCAGATCATTCAATCCCAACTGACCACTTGTGTTTATACCCCATCCCCATAATGTATTATCATTTCTTATTGCCAATGTATACAATGACGTACTCGAAATGTCATTCCAAGTTAGTGTTCCTATTTGAACTGGAGATGATCGGAGGGTGGCGGTTGATACAAGTGATCCCAATTCACCATTGAGATTTCTTCCCCAAGACCATATAGTTGAATTACTACCAAGTGCAATCGTATGACTTTGACCATTTTCTATTTTTTTCCAAGTTAGTGTTCCTATTTGAACAGGAGATGATCTAGTTATAGTTGTCCCATCACCTAACTGACCTACACTATTTGTACCCCATGCCCACATTGTATTATTATTTTTCAATAGATGTGCGTATGTATTAGTATTGGCATAAGATCCACTCGCCCAATCATTTGTATCCGTTACTTTTTGTAATGAAAACATATCATTACCGAGTTCACCATTATTTGCAGAGCCCCATGACCATAATGTACCATTTGCCTTTATACCGATTGAATGATTAGTACCAACACTAACATCCAACCAATAATCATCAAATGTTCCTATCAAAATTGGATTTGATCTGTTTACGTTTACTGGATTCACATCGTAACCACGTGGATCTCTACCAGTTGTTAATACATAACCATTATTTTGAAGCAAAACAGCATGGTCATATCCTAAACTAGCGGATGACCAATTAGTTAGTGTTCCAACTTGAACTGGTGATGATCTATTAACGGAATTACCCAATCCTAATTGATTATTTGAGTTTGCACCCCATGACCATAGGGTTCCATCGTTTTTTATTGCCATAGTAAAACTAGAACCAACTTCACCAAATGTCCAATTAGTTTCGGTTCCAACTTGAACTGGTGATGATCTATTGATTGTATCGCTAAGTCCTAATTGACCAGATGCATTTAGTCCCCAAGTCCATAATGTTCCGTCAGTTCTTATTGCTAATGTATGGTATGAAATTTGATTACCGCCATCTGTTCCACCACCTTTTTTTGCAATCAATGACCAATCATTTCTAGTTCCAACCTGAACTGGAGAAGATATTGTTGTTCTATCACCCAATCCTAACTGACCACTCGTGTTATCACCCCAAGCCCAAAGAGTACCATCTGTTTTAATAGAATGAACTCCAGACGAACCAGCTGCACTTATTTGAGACCAGTTCGTAAGAGTACCAACTTGAACTGGACTGGATCTCCAAATAGAATCACCTAAACCTAATGCTACATTTCCATTAAAACCCCAAGCCCAAAGAGTACCATCTGTTTTTATTGCATGGGAATGTACATATCCTGCGCTTATTTTCGCCCAATTAGTTTCTGTTCCAAGTTGCACTGGACTTGAACGGCTTATGTTTGAATCTCCTAAACCAAGACCACCGGCCTCAGCAGTGCCCCACACCCAAAGAGTTCCATCGGTACGGATTGCAAGTGTATGATTATATTGACCACTTGATATACTACTCCATGTTCGCGTTCCAACTTGAACTGGTCTTGAACGATATACCAAATCACCCAATCCTAAATGTCCTGATGTGTTGCTTCCCCATGACCACAATGTTCCATTTGATGCTATTAAAAATACAGATTTATCTCCCGTTTCAACTTGTGTAAATGGTAAATTAAGAGAATCTACATAATTTGGAATAGTTGAATTTTTTGATAATGTTCCTAATTTGTTACCACTATTATTACCCCAACCCCAAAGAGTTCCATCGTTTTGAATTGCCAAAACTGATGTTTGATTTGCTGAAGCAGATACCCAATTTGTTTGAACTCCGAGTTGTGATATAGTTGATCTCGTTGTTGTATCACCCAATCCAAGTTGTCCTTCTGTATTTCTTCCCCATACCCACATTGTCCCATCGGATTTAATAGCAATGGTATATGATCTATTTATTGCAACATGATTCCATGAACCATCTGGTGTATCTATTATACCAAATGCTCCAGGTCTTTCTCCATTGCCATAAACACCATTATTACTTGTGGTATTCCCCCAACCAAAAATAGTATCATCGGATGCAAGGGCAATAGTGTGATTGTTTCCACTACCAAAAATTCTCTTCCATGTTCTTGTTCCAACTTGAACTGGACTTGAACGAGATATAAAATCCCCCAATCCCAATTCTCCATTAGTGTTTACACCCCAACCCCATAATGTTCCATTGTTTTGAATTACAAATGCGGTTTGTCCTGCAGTTGAAGCAGATACCCAAGTATTTAATGTTCCAATTTGAACTGGACTTGATCTATTAACAACATCACTCAATCCTAATTGTCCTGATGAATTAGTACCCCATCCCCAAAGTGTTCCGTTAGTTTTAACCCCAACAGCTATTTCACTACCAACAGTAACTATATTCCAATCGGTACTATTATCAAATCTGATAAACTTTCTACCATTGAAATCATTGTCCAATTCTCCTCGATAAGTGCTACCAGCACCCCATAATTCTCTTTGTTGAACATAGGGGTTGTAAGATCTAGAAACTTGTAGTAATATATCCTTTATCATAGTAGAACCTTATAGATTTTGTGCACCAATAAAACCATACCAATTAGTACCTTGATTTGTTGAAATAAATCCATAAATATCACGTTTACCGTTTGTAGATGTAACAGATGGAGCAGAACCACCAGACCAAGTAACTGCAGAACCCCAATTCCAAGGATAAGGAACTCCAGTTCCAGTTGTTATCAGAGTAAAACTACCAGCATAATCTGTTGGTGGAGCATTCACTATACTGAATGAATTAACATTATTATTGTAAGTAACTTCAAAAACATTCGCCTGTGATAAATCAAGTGAAAGACTTGTTGGTGTTCCACCAATAATAACTGTTAGTTCTCTTTCTTCAACATCGGTTAATCTTGTAGTTGCCGATATAAAAGCACTACCAGTAACATTAAATATGGTTCCATCAAAATTTAGATTCGTTTCACCAACTAAACCACCAGCAGTTCCGTCTGATGTTATCAAATAATTATTACCAGGATTTGTAACAGAAGCACCACCACCGCCACCCCCTAATACATATGAAGCGGTTGTTGCAAATGAAGATGATACTGCATTAGAAGCAGTTCCTTGCAATGAACCAGTAAATGATCCAGTAAAAGATCCAGTTGCTATTATGTTTGGCAACTTATTATCATTATACCATGCCCTTGATGATGAATTGTAAATCCAAAGTGCACCATTAACAGGATCATTTGATCCACTCAATCCACTAATTCCGGAAAAATGAATAGGTTCTTTTGGAAATACTTGTATAAAACCGTTACTTGCCTTACGAACAACAAAACCAACTTGAATTATATCATATGGAAATGGCGGTGGTGTATTTCTCAACCCAGCACTTCCAGTTTGAACATAAAGAGTATCACCTGCATCAAATGCATTGGTATTGATACCTCGAACAAGACCATTTACAGTTACAAATCCAACGGAATTTGGTTCTATATCGTGAGTAGCAACACCAATGATGTGATTTTCATAAACAGTTTGTATTGTGTGATCATCTGCAATAGCAGGCCATGCTAAAGGTTGATCCCCTTGAGATCCAGAAATGCGAACTGGAGTTCCGTTTGTAATAGTTGATATTCCATCATTGTAAACTCTGATATATTCTTCTTGTCCAACTTGAAGTGTTATATCAGCTTCACCATTGTAAACAGCTAAAGCACCATTCTCGGTATCATACCAAATTCTACCCTCTAAATGTGTTGGAGCATTACCATTTGAAAGTGGTGTAAAGTCAATGTGATTTACAGTTGATATAGAACCAGTAATTAGTATCGAACCTGTTATTGTTTGATTACCAACAAGTCTGGATGATCCAGTGACAATAAGTGAACCGGATATGATAGAACCATTAGAAGCAGTTACAGATGCAAGATGTGCCTGACTACCACTTACTACAAGTTTTTTCCAATTAGACAAAATAGAACTCCACAGTTTATATCAATACCAATAAATATGTAGAATTACATTTTCAACAGATTTTCAATATGAGGTTTTACCATATCAAATGTAATACTTTTTGTACATTCAAACTGTCTTTCAGTTCCTTTGTGTTCTGGACACCAATTCCAATCTCCTCTATCAAAAAGATGTTTAGCGAAACATCCATGACACACATCCGTGTTTATCACACGAAACACATCAGATTTCATTTCTTGCCATGGTTCAGAAAAACCACTTATCAGTATGGTTGGGACATTTAGTACCCAAGAATACCAAGTCAATCCACTACCGAGACCAACAAAAAACTTGGCACCCTTTAATATAGAACCAATTTCTTCTAATGATTTATTTTCTATCTTAATTACACCATCGGGTTGTTTGTTACCCATATATCCATCTGGTTCTTTTGATAATAAATAAACATCATACCCAAATGATTTCACATAATCAACCAGTTCTTGCCAACCTGTAGGATTATTCCAGTATTTTGGTTGTGCAGTGGAATGAATTGCTATACAGATATATGGTTTATCTGAAATATGTTTTGTAATTTTTTTCATTTTTGGTTTTATTTCAACATGGTCTAATCCCAAAATATCAGATGCAGTTTGTTGTAGTGGTATTGTTTTGAAATCAGTTTTGTTAAAATTTTTATTGTAAGCATCACCGTCATAATACCAACCAATTCTATATGTTGCATATAAGTCATTTACAATGGTTCCAGGATTAACAAACTCTATCTCAGGATATTGTTCGGAGAATAAATCATTTAGAAAAGTAGATAAAACAACTTCACAATTCCATTTTTTTCTAAATTCTTCTGCGTATGGAATCCACGCAATAGTATCTCCCAAAGATTTTGAATCTATTATTATGTATACTTTTTTACCAGTTGCATCATATTTTTGTTCATATATCAATTCGTCTCTTTCAAAAACTTTACAAAGATATTCTTCAAAGTATTTTTTTGAGGTTTTAGACCAAGTGTTAGAACTAACATACGAAGTATATTCTATGTTACCCATTGAATCTATAAACTCAACTCTATAATTCGCTTTCATCGGTGAAACGATTTCTAAATACGCACCATCTATAAAATTATTTGTTATTTTAACAACCTTACTTTTACGAATTATGTTTTGATTTTTTATCAAGTTTTCATAAATCATACTTCACCAATTAAAGATAGTTTTGAAATCTGTATTGTTTGTTTGTTAATTCTTGTTTTGTCTTTTTAGTTATCACTATACAGTTTGCATAATACGATACCGAACTTATGTATAGTGTGTTACTGTTATTGCTATAATCACTGTTTACTGAATGGTTTAGTTTTGTAAAATAATCAACTATATTCAAGTATCCTGTTTCATATCCATATATTGTAGTTTCTGGTCTCCAATAACTACATTCTATATCTTCTATAATGTAAACACCACCCCAATCCAAAAGATTTTGAAAAAGATATTGAAATGATTTTATCTGATGTGATGACACATGACTACCATCATCTATTATTACGTCACATTTTGGTATACTCTTAACGATTTTTGATAAATCATTTATGTTATTTTGATCACCGATGAATGTTTCACCTCTTTTGATTTTATATTTTTTGGATATATCCATCCCATAAATTTTTGCTAAAGGTAGATAATTTTCCCAAACTGGCAAAGAATTTCCACCATCTAAACCAATTTCAAATAAATTTATTTCTCTATCTCTATATTTTGATAAAACAGTTTCATACACTTTATGGTATTCGTGAACAATACCTTTATCACATTCAAACATTTTACATAATTCTTGAAATGATAAATTTTCATATTTTTCAGATTTGGATAAATCAAGCATACCCTCTCTATTAACAGAGTTTGTTTTTTTCAAGATTGATACTGATTGTGTATAAATTTTATGACTTGTGTTTTTGTAATGATTTTCGATTTTTCTTTCTAATATATTAAAACCACTACCATCGGAATAGTATTCATCCAAACTTTTGTATTTTTCAAAAAATGATTGAATGGAATCTATATCACCGGAAAAAAATGCACTGTTGTATGCAACTCCGTCATATGCAGGATCAGTATGTTCATAGAATACAACATCATATTCACCCATCAACTTTTCATGTTTTTTGAATGTTATATCGTCTACTACATAGTCATAATTTATGACATGAATTTTATTTTTTCCAAGATTTTTAGCATATCTTAAAGCATTCTGTATTAAAGTGTATACAGCATAACCGTGTTCATAATCGAATGATTTTATATTCTTTTTACCGTTTTCATCTTTCCACCAGTAGTTATATTCCAATCCATATTTTTGAAAATCAGAACTTAACAATAAGGGATTATCTTTTGTATACAAAACGTGGTCACAAAGTTTTTGCACATCCACATCAACTGCATAATTACAAGATAATAATTTTTCACCTTTTATAGAATGTATACAATCTCTCAATAATTTTTTTCTATAAATGGTATCAGCATGAGCAAGTATTATTGTCAATACATCTGTTTTTTCATCTTTTATTGATAAAAATGATTGCAAAGTTTTTATATCATCATCTATATCACCAGTTATGTAATTAACCAAACCATCATATTCATTTCCATACGGTTCAAGTTTTTTAATAAATGTTGGCAACCCATAACTCAATGCCTCTTTTACAACTATCGGATTCAATTCCAAATTAGATGTGAAGTAAAAAATATCGGCTGCCTTGTAGAATAAATCAACATCTTCCCTTTCACCGTGCCATATACAATTATTTGGAAAATTTTTAATTATTGGTTGCCAGTATTCTTTGAAATTTGATGCCTGATTTCCTACAAAATGAAACTTTATCTTTTGATTTTTCATTTTTCTAGCAATATCAATCAATTCTTTTTGATTTTTTCCAGGAGTGAAAAGACCAACGTTTAATACATGAATGTAATCAGAATCAAATCCCAATTCTTTTTTTGCAGAATTTTTATCGTATGCAACTGGATTTATTGGATATTCCCAAACATCACATATAGATTCGTCATAACATTCTATAAATTTACCCTTACTCCAATTTGAAACCAAAATAAATTTATCAGCACCATATACTATATCATGTGGATTTGTATTTGATCCGTGTGTAGTTACAACTATTTTATATCTTCTTTCAGATTCATATATTTTTTCAAGATCAGATATAGGAATAAATGATTCTGGAATTTCTTGAAAGTGTATAACGTCAGGATTTACTTTTGATATTATTTGATTTATGGAAAGGACATCGTGTGATAAACTATAAAAATTATCACCCAATAAGTTAGATATTTTATTTCTTTGAACGGTTAATATGCCACCGGTAATATCTTGATATTCAATACAATGAATATCATAGTTACCGATAAATTCTTCTATCATTTTTAGAGTATATTGCGGCAATCCACCGGTGGAAAGATGTGGAACCACAAACAAAACTTTTTTCACAAAACACCTTTATAGGTTAGATATTTTTCAAATTTATTTTAGGTATAACTGCTGAAGTTTGTAAACAAGATCATATACGACTTGAACTTCTTTGCCCTTGAATGTGCAGTCAGAAACCAGTTTCAATAAAAACTCCAACTCCTCCTTGGAAAAAGGAGGAATTGGAGGTATCGGACTATTTTCATTATTTTCTTTTTTAACTAAACCCATGATAAAACCTATTATTTTTCTCATAACAAATATACAAAATTTTAATATAAAATCCAAACTTTTTATGAATATATCCAAATACTATCATCGCCCGTATTGATATACATTTCACCCCTTCCGTATTCTTGTGTTGAAGGAACACCTGAATCTATTTTTACGGTGGTTACATATTCAAGTGGTGTTACTGCAGTTGCATTTGATGCAACAGATTTAGCAACTGCCCATCTATTATCTGTAATATCGTGGTATAATGCTGAACCAGCATTTATAGAACCGGACGCAGCAATGATACCAGCATCGGTTGTTCCTGATCCAGATGCAAGTAATGCAAATTGGTCTTCAACATTCAAATTTGCAACTTGAAGTTCAGTAACATTACCAACCACAGATAAGTCACCGGAAACAGTAAGATTTCCAGCAACAGTTGCATTTGCACCATTCAAAGTAATTGCGGTTGTTCCACCATTTGATTTAATGTCTTGTCCACCAACAGTAATATCGCCGGTCAGAGTTAAATCAACGAATGTTGGACTATCGGATTGCTCCAATCCTAAATCAACTACTTGAGCAACACCATTTGTTGTGAGTGTCACACTACCTTGACCGCCCGTTGTTAATGAAGAACCACTAACTGTTCCGGCAGGAAGAGCAGAAATAACACCACTTGTGAATGTTGTTGATGCAGTATTCAATGTAATGTTTGGTGTACTCCCTTCACCACTTGTTGCACTTGATACAAGAGCACCAGAAGCAGAAACGCTGGTAACATAATCACCAGTTGTATCAGTTCCGAGAGCAACTGAATTGGCTTGTATAGTTGCAACACCAGTTGTTGCGTTAATAACAACATCACCACTTACACCCGCATAAGATGATGAATTGAAAAATGTTTGCATTGAACCAGAATTAACAGAAAGACTGTCTGTTGCTTCTACGGATAAACCACTACCCGCAAGGTCTGATAATAATTGACCATAAGTTGTGTATGAGTTACCACCATTACTTGTAAAAAATTTGTCAGTAGATGCTAAATCTGCTAAATTACTTGTAGGGAAAGTTGCAGTTGCGGTTACATTTGTTAAACCACTACCATCTCCTGTAAACGATCCTGTGAAAGAACCAGTAAGGTATGTGCCAGTTTTTGTTGGTTGAATTTGTTGATTAGCACCGACTAATATACCAACCGATGCACTCACCGATGCGAGTTCGGCTACACTACCCGATACTATAAGTTTTTTCCACGTTGCCATTTAATTCTCCAAAATTGAGTTGTTTATATGAATAAATATAGATTACTTCCTGAAATTACTAGACTACCAGTTGAATCTATTACTGGAAGTTCATTTGTAACTGGCAAAACAAGTTTTCCATCAATAGAAAGACTACCAGTTATAGACATTGATCCAGTTATTTGATGGGTGTCATCTAAACTATTACCAAATTGTGTTGATCCCGATATGTTTATAGTTTCATAATTAACCACCGATGATGATACCACATACGTTCTTGCAGTTATAGTTCCACCAACTAAAAGGTTTCCATCAAAATTAGCATTGGTTGCATATAGAGTATTAAATCTAGGTGAATCGTTTTCACCAAGTCCTAATACTCCTCTTTGTCCGGAACCCGATATTATGTTTGTTCCAAACAAATGTGAAAGAGTTTGTGTTGAACTTGATACAATACCATTCGGTTTGTTTAGAATGTTGTCCCAATAAACACTACCACTCAATTCACCTTCGGTAACAAATCCTAAATCTTGAATCTGTTGTGATGATGATATAACACCACCGCCGAATGTGCCACTAAAAAGTGAAGCACTTATTGTCCCAAGTGATGTTAATGAACCACTTAAAAATAGTGAGCCAGTGAATTGGTGAGTATCATCTATTGTATCACCAAATTGAGTTGATCCGGATGCCTTTATTGATTGTATATCTACTATCGAAGATGATATTACATAAGTTCTAGCAGTTAGTGTTCCATCTATAAATGCATTACCGTCTATTGTTATTCCACTACCAGATATATTACCGAAAATAACATTATCCGATATACCCAATCCAATCGAACTTCTTTGATCCGAAGATGATATTATTCCAGTTCCACCTAAAATTTGAATTGAACTTGATACAATACCTTCTGGTTTGTTTACAATCTGTTCCCATACACTTGAAGTAATGAAGCCAAAATCAGCTATTTGTTGTGATGATGATATGGTTCCCTCTGCAACTAGGTTTGTAAGACCACTTCCATCACCAACAAATCTACCGTATACTGATCCAGATACATAAACAGAACCGGTAAATTGGTGAGTATCAAATATATCATCGCCGAATATGTTTGAACCACTACTAAATGATTGTGTTACATTGATTACTGATGATGATATTATCAACTGTCTAGCAGTTAAATCACCTGTAAGAGTAAGATTGTTAAATGTTGGCGAATCTGTGGGTGCAAGACCTAATACATTTCTTTGTGTAGAACTAGATACTATGTTAGTTCCTAAAAGATGTAAAAGTGTTTGTGCAGATGAAGATACTGTTCCGGCGGGCATAGCAGCCGGTGTTAGGTTTGTTAGTTGTGACCCGTCACCTTTGAAATAAAAGGCATCTACTGTTCCAGATACAGATAATAATGTAACAAGAGATCCAGTCCCGTCAAGAAGTGTTGAATCATCAACGGGATCGGTTTGAAGTAATCTATAATAAGATTCGGAAACAAATAGATTGGTTAGGTCTCTTTGTGTAGTTGGCAATTATTCTCTCTCGTTAGTTCCAATATAAATATCAATTATTTGAATCTAACAACTTTTTTTCCAAAATTTCTATTCTTTCTAAAAGATGTTGTATCAGTAGAGTATGATACGGTGTTATTTGGTCATTATTAACTACAAGTTGAGTATCTTTTGGTGAAATGAATCCATCACCATCTATCGTTTCTTCCAATCCTGGTTTCGGAACACCACCAACTAAATGTTCAAATCCAGTTTTTATTAGTTGTTGAGCAGAATATCCCGTTTTAATTGATGTGTCTACACTATCTTTCCAAGTAAATTGAATAGAATCAACTCCCTTAATAAATCTAATTGCATCTGCTAGTTTTATATTACCGATTATATTTTTAAGTCTTTCATCCGAAGTTGCATTAAATTCAGATGCTTGAATACGATTATCTGCAGTTAATGAATATGGTGCAGTA